CATTAGTTTATTCCTCCGTTATTAGAATTTATAAAATTTATTGGGTTTCAATAGCAGCCGCTACGGCCCCTTTTAAACCTACTGGCTTATTACCGCCAGAATTGTTGCTCCCTGCACCGCTTGTGCCTGAACCACTTCCGCGTTTTTGTACATCTTTAATTGCATAATCTTTACCTTTTAGCCATTCATCTACGCAATCGTCAACAGTTCCGCTAGTACCATCAGGCTTAATATATCCATAAGTACCATCTTCGTTGACTTTGATGTTACCAACAATCAGCTTTGAGAATTCTTTAGGATCCATAGCGTTACGCTTCGTCAAAGAATCAACCACGGCTGCAGAAATTTCAGACTGTACACGTTGTGCATCAGCATTTTCTCTTGCTTTACGCTCGGCCTCTACAGAATCCTCCAGGGTTTTAATTCGTTGCTGCATAGCTACAATACCTGCATCATCTTTAATCCCTGTAGAGGTGATTTTTTCTAGCTTGCCTTGCGCATCAGCAAGCTCACGGTCGGCGATTTCTTTTGCCGCTTTTGCAGCTTTCGCCTCATCATTCTTGGCATTAAATTGACTCTTGGAAACGTAGTTTTCACCATAATCCTTAGTCACTGTCTCTGCTTGTTCCTCCGTTAACCCTAACTTAATTAGTTCCTCTTTTGTCATCTGTATGACCTCCTGTAAAATAAGCTTTCCCTCTTCGCTTTATTTTCGTGAGCCACACCTCACGACCGCGGTCTTGTTCTTTTACGCCTGCAATACTAAAAAGGCAAATAAAAAAGCACCTGCATAAGCAAGTGCTTGATTGATTAAGTTTTAAATTTCTCGTATTTCTACGATTTCACTGGCATACAATTCATAATCGCCAACATATATTGATGCTTCATCAGGCTCATTATTCACACCCGATGTAAACGAATCCAATTTGCCAGTAATAATGTCACCGTCAACGAATCTGACTGCTACATTTTCTGAACGAATCTCATTATAGCGTTTATAAAGTTGTTCTTCTGTCATTTTCGTTCACTTCCTTTTGGTACTATATGAATACCCTTTCCTGATACATGTACAGTTGCAAGGCTTGTTTTCTGCTTTGTTCCTCTACTTACATTTACATCATACCCAATATGAGGGGATATATCAACCATTATTTTATGATTCCAATCACCCTTCCGAGTAAATCTAATACCACCATTATAAACGGATTCTCGTATGGCCTTTATAACATCAGCATGAGGAATTTCATAGTTATAATAGCTTTTATTTTGAGTTTCATCGTAAAGCTTACCGCCTTTTATATGCATGCTTTGCCGCATCACATAGCTGCTATTAAAGTATGGTGAGTTAATGTAATCAATAACACGATATCTAACATCATCTATTGTTTCAAACTCCCGACGTTTTGCAAGATCCTCAATATTAATTTTTCCATTTTTAATATAATCTTTCAACGACTCAATAACAGGAAGTCTGCTTTTGAATATAGTGCCATCCCAGCCCCTAGCTTCCTCAGTCCATGATGCATGCCCATTCATTACTAAATTGCGACCATTTACGCCTAAAATGCGCTCTTGTTCCCGCTTTGGTAACGACTTCAAGTACGCTAGCCCTCCAGCTTCTATATTTGGCTTGGCTAATGCAGTATCAATCATGCCTTCTATAATTGGCTTAATACGGCATATACAATGCGGATGTGCAGGTAAATGAGGAAATTTATCTTTAGGGTAAATACCTTTTCCAAGTCCATACAAATCAGCATTTGCATATACATCACATATATCAACCACAGGATGTCGTGTACTCAATTTCCATTGAAATGCAACTACATCAGGATCATCCATATGTCTTGCAATCTCACCCTCTGCATATGCACGAGCCCTTTCAGTTCTAGCAATACGTTCAGCATGATAACGAGCCTTTTCCTGCGTCGCAACATATATGGTATGATTTAAAGCTGCTGTATTACTCTTTTCAATAGCATCTATCAACTCACTATATGCAGCCCTAAGTCCCGGAGTTGTTTCTTGCTCAACTAATCGGCGGATTTTACGAAGCTGATATTTAAGCATATCTTTCCCAGCTTCATCATTAGGCAATGGAATAGACAACTTGCGAAGCTTCTCCAAAAAATCAGGTAATTCAGCCTTTGAAATGACAGAATTACCACCATAGCCATCAAATATAGCCTTTGCTGTAGCTAATGTATACTGCCCTTTCTTCATTGCATCGTATATTGCTGTTGCAACATCGTTTTTGACACGACTAGATGCATTATGTAGCCGTTCAGATAAGTTTAATCCATCAGGTGCCCATGCCTTTTGCATTGCCTTGGAAATGGTTTGCAATTTATATGGCATGCCTGCGATTATTGCACTTTTAGCTGCATCACTGGTTACACCTATGTCTACACCATATCCCCTAGCACACTCCTCAACCAACTCATCGATTAACGTGTCTTTCATTGCCTCCATTACAGGATATTTTTTATATGCTTCTTTAACAGCATATTTAGGCGTGTGCCCTTCGTCTAACAATCGACGTACTTCGGCTTCAAACTCATCAATTATATCGTGTATGACACGTTCGGTATGCTTATTCATCTAGTCTCTCACTGTTCTCATCCGGATTTTCTCCATTTGAATACATGTCATCTAATACTTCTTGCTGTGCAGTAGCTTCCACTTCTTTAACAATGGCATCATATACATTGCCGTCAATATTAGGCATATATCCATCAAGGATGCGTTTAAGCACTTCAACATAATATGTTTTAGATTTAAACCCTAAATCAAGGGCTTGCTGTCCTTGAGATAAGCAATCAGCTACATCATTAATGTCAAAGTCCCTTGGATATTCGCATTTATAATTCAACTGCTCGCCAGTCCACAATTCATATAATGCAATAATGGCTTTCTCTGCATTTTCACACTGTACAGCGAAGTTTGCTAGTCGTTGATTTGTTCTTTTGAATGCCCACTGCTTAGCAACCCCTGATTTTTCCTGCTGAACCCCTACTACAGAATCAACACCACCTATGCGGTACATTTCTTTAACTTCCGCTTCCTTTTCTTGCATGATGATCTGTGCCGGCCCATTATCTGGAGCAATAAAAGCAGGAGGATGACTAGCTTCTGATGGATATAGTAGTACGTTGTTAACGCCCAAGGTTAAGTCTTCTATTCCTTCATCGGATGGCATGGTTAAAGTAGAAAATGTTTGAGAGTTCAAAATTTGTGTCAATAAACTATCAAGATGATAGACTCTATAGTTCTTTTGTGCTAACGAATAGAACTCTGGATGCGGTAATATAGTTGTTTTCTTAGTGCTACGGCCAAACCATTGCACTACAGGGACACGTCCTAACCCATGTTCACCTTCATTAATAATGCCTCGCCCTTTATCACGAATAGTCCATTTTGTATCTGTCCATTCATAATATACTGTTGAACTACCTCCATTATCATCAGTAATAATCGTTCTATATTCGAATCTAATCATTCGACCTTTGTCATCCAGTTTCCAACCAGTCACATTACTAGGTTCAACTGAAGTTAAATACGGTAACCGTCTATCACGTACATTATCAGCCAAACTTTCACCAAATTCTGCTTCATTGTTAACAATGACATACACAACACCATACATTTTGGCAATCACAGCTTGTTGCTGAATGTATTCTTGTAATGATGTACCTAATCGATCTGCATCTTTTAAAAACACTTTGAATTTAGCCGTTTCTTTATACTCTCTTCGAATTTCATCATTAAAGATAGGATCTACATTCGCATTAATAATCGCTGCTGTATGATTAGAATAGCTTGATAACTTTTTACGGAAATTATAATTGTCTATGCTTTCTCTTGGATGCTGTTTTAAACCACGACCTAAAGAGAATAATCCGGACCCATAGTACGCATCATGTAATAACTGGTATGCATACTTCTGTTCGTTTGTAATAAACATATAATGAAGTTCCTCCTAATAAATATCAGAATTGATGGATTTAATAACAGGCGCATTCAAACGTTCAACAACGCCTGTCGTTGCGTCTTGAGCATCATCATGTGCATTCTTGTTTTTTCGTTGATACTTATACATTGATGTATAGTATTCTGGCCAGCGGTCTCTAAAGTTAACTGGGAATAAAACATAATCCATAACTTGTGTAGAATTCGATAATATCCTAGCCTCCTTATTTTTGCATTGGTGGAATGCTGTAATCTTTGTTCGATTATCTGGATACTTCTCTTTTAATATTCGTTTAACATTACGAGCAAAACCACGTCCGCCATTATTAGATTCTATATCTGCAATATTGACATGGTTTTTATGTAATAAGTCTGCCGTAGATTCTTCTGTGACCTCCATAGGGGCATCAGTAAATAATACATCAAGCACATATGCATAGTCTTTATATACGCCATAAGCAATAGCACATAAATAGTCTTCCCCAGTGTCCGCAGAATCGACATATGCCTTTATTGTAGTAAACAAAGGATATCCTTTATCATCTTTAGGAATATCATCATAAGTGCTGAAATATGTATATAACCTACCTTTTATATCAATAGGTAATTGCTGGTAATTGGCAGATGCAATGTCTTCGCCCATTGCCCTGCACTTCTCTTGGTAGCTTTCATAAGACAATACATCATCGCACAACATAGTACCATCGTCTTGCAAGGCTTTCATGGTTATTACCTTGGCTTTATCTCCAAAGTGTTCGATGGCCCTACCGGCTAGATCATCACTAGCCCAACGAGTCATGATGATAATAATCTTGCCACCCTCCTCTAAACGAGAAAGCATAGTATTTGTAAACCAATCCCAGTGCTTAGCCTTAGTATTTTCGTTATAAGCCTCTTCTGCATTCTTGATAATATCGTCAATAATCAGAATAGAGGCACCAAAACCTGTAGCAGTACCGCTTGGAGAAGTAGCCAAGTAAGAATTATAACCGCCCTCTAACGACCACATATCCATAGAGGCATCGCCACGTTTAATACGCACGTTAGGGAATATGTCAGTATATACAACCCTGTTTGCGTCTGCCTTTACTTCTTGAATATCATTACGAACATTCTTCGCAAAGGTAGTTGATAGAGTTGTGTTATATGAGCCAGTCATAATCTTTTCAACAGGATTTTTGCCTAATATCCATTTGACTGCCATCTGAGCTGTACGGCTTTTACCATGTCGAGGTGGCATGTTCGTGATTAAGACTTTAGCGTCTGGATCTTCGTAGAACTCTTGCAACGTATTGCACAATTCTACAAGGTAATCTCTATCTTTCCTGTAAAAGTCCGGAGCCTGTAGGTGGCAATAATAAAAAAACTCACGCCTTGCTAATTCATATTTGAATTGCTGCATGAGTTCCGGTGTGAGTTTCATATCCTCACCCCTCTTTATCGATCAGCTTTTTAAGTTCCTCTGTTGTTACACCTTCAAGAGGATTGCTTTGAATAGTTGTATTGACTTCCATTTCAGTTTTATCAGTCTGTCCAAGAAATTGCTTGCCAAGAAATATTGCCATTGCTGCAGATCTATCGGCCAGCTTCCACTGTTTTCGTCGTAAGCTAATCTTTCCTGCACTTCTCTTTTCGCGGAAAATGTCGGAAAAAGTCTTACCATACGTACGTTTGCACCATGCATTTAAGGTCTTATCAGAAACGTTTAAAACGAGAGTGATTTCCTCTTGTGTGGCTTGAATCTGACACATTGCTTCAAACTGACTCTGATTTATCACTTTTTTCGGTCGCCCCATTTTAGCCACTATCTCACCCCCTAGCTACTTCAGAACCCCTTTATTTTGTTTATACTTTCCGCATTCCTTATGTACCTTTGCGGTTTTTGTTTTTACTAACGAATGTGATGGCGCATACGATTTACACATGTGATCAATATGAATCCCATTAGCTTTGCACCAACCCTTAACATTGTTTAAGCATCTTCTCTTTTCACAATATACATCAGTCAATCGTATTCACCTCGCTTCTTTAAAATTTGTATACAAAAAGACCACCTAACCGTATGGATTAAGTGGTCTTTTGCTTTAGTGTTCTAGGTATTCACTGTGTCGTTGAGAGAGAGAGTATTTGTTTCCCTATTAACTCACACTATCATTATAAACTGTCAAGAAGGACAGGTCTAGGACAGTTTTGGGACAATTTTTCAGGCTAGCTTTGTATTTAACCCAATAACTCCCCACAGCAATACAGATAACTCTTCAATTCCTCTAGCGATGTAACGTTTGATGGTACGAACATCTGGCTTTTCAGGAAATGATTCTGCAATCTCTTCTAAGGTTTCTCCATCAATATAATACCTGCGCATGCATTCACAATATTTGAATTGCTTGCCGCTACACTTCTCAGCATAGATATCGAGCATGTTATTTACATGTCGCATCATCAATGCTGTTTTTTCTTTGCTTTTAACAATCGCATTCACTTTCACAATGCTCTTATCGTCAAACATATCAATTAACAGTTCATTGAGCCATATCTCCTCGGCTTGTGTCGAATCCGTGATAGCATTGTCTACGTATGACTGTAACTGACTATAATGCTTAAGCAGCTTGATCGTGTTGTGTCGAAGTTTACGACCTAACTGTGCATTTTCTTGCTTTGCTAATTCATAGTAGGTTTTAGTAGCCACCTCAGTGGCCAACCTAGTAATTTTTTCAATTTCGCATTCATTCAAATGCATCTCCCCCTTTACGCTTTATTTTAGTCCGTATTGTGTTTTATTCCAGCTTTATTAAGATTCACTCATTAACGCATTAAAACGTTCTTATACATATGAAATTTTGTTTTTTATGGCTATTAGCGACTATAGGAATATATTCATATGTTCTGTGATATGTACAATCACAAAATCATCATCGTCATTTACAATCTCATCAGCCATAGTCCCGATGAATTTCCTATTATCGTTTTCTAACACTCCTGCAGCTTGTAGTCCATCAAGAATAAACTTCTTAGCAAAAGCTACGTTATCAGGATCATGCCTGGTTGATGAGTGCCATTCAAATAATAGATCTACTTTGCCCTTAACCGATTCTATCTGTTGTGATAGACATTGTTCTTTGACTTGCTCGGTGCATTTCTTTTTCATAGCGGCGGCTGCTATAGTAGAACCACGCTCATAGTCAATATACTCATTTAACGTTGGGAACCGGTTATGGGCTTTTTTTCTAAACCTAAACTGACATCGCAAGAGAATCTTCATCGGTGTGATTCTCCATTGAATATAGCCTCTTTATACTCCCCTCGTAAGCGATCATATATTCTTTGACTATAATTTTCTGCAGTCCAGGTCGCGCTATAATTCGTAGTAAGAATTATAGGCTTCATTCGGTTGTAGCGATCAATAATAACACTTTCAATCTTAGATGCTACCCAATCAGACTTGGAATACTCCGCACCAAAGTCATCGAGCAATAACAATGGGATATTCCGCAGTTTTTGCTCAAAGCTTAGATAAGCCACATTGTCACCTTTAGATAAGGTAAGCATGGTATCTAATAAGTTAGGCATCGAAATCATGAGGCATCCTTTACCTAATGCCATAGCTTGTTTCAAGATGCTCACCGCAATCGATGTCTTGCCAGTGCCAGCTGGGCCCCTTAATATGAGACCCTTGCCGGAATCAAGATTTTCTTTTAGATTATGAGAGTATTCCTTAACCACAGTATAGGCTTCAGCGTTTTCTTTAGGAAAGCTACCATGCTTGCGCAACCACTCAAAATCCATATCGTAATACCGCTTAGGAATTCCAACTGCAGCATACGTATTATTAACATTAGTTTGAATGACTACTGGTTTATCATAGATTGGATAGAAGAACTCATCCTCTACCGTGTACTCTTTCATATTCTGCTTGCCAGTCAACTTGCTCGTCTTTTCTCGAAGAGCCTCTATTGCTGCTGTTACGTTTAGTGGTTCCAAAATCTTTATTCACCTCCTTTTTTAAATTCCCTGCTGTAACAGTTTCAACATACTTGATACTATTCCCTCCGTTATCGGCTGTGGTATTGATAGCAACAATAACTCGTTCCTTACCATATGATTCAATTAGATCATCTAACCGTTCTTTAATAACAGGTGATATATCTCCGATTGACTTCATATACAATTCGTAAATAGGTTTATTTTTTACTTCATCATCGTCAAACATAGATAGAGGATTTTCATCTTCACGCGCGTGCGTATCTCTCTCTATATTATTTTCTTTTATTTTCTTTTCTTTTATTAGTTCGTTTTGCTCAACATGCGTTCCTTTTTGTTGAACACGTGTTCGTTTTTGTTCGTTTTTACGTCTAGCCTCTCCGCTCTTAATGCCTGCGAGCCTACGTTTTTCGCGGAGTTCTTCGTTTTTAACTTTCCGAAATTCAAGACGCCGTGTTAAGCTCGGAGACCAAAAATATTCATCATCACAAGCTAATAATTCATAGTCTGAAATCAATGAATTTACGAACAAAAATGAACACATTGAACATAACTCATTTTGTTCAAACACATGTTCATTTTGTTTGAACACATGTTCAACACATGTTAAATTTTCTTTATTTTTTACTCCTAACTCATTATCAAGAGCAAGGAATGTATATCTTTTTAATGGTAGTTTGTAATCTTCATATGATGCTAGCTTTTCAAGAATAATCCACCACCATGCATACGCGATCATTCCATATTCAGATATCATGGCCACTATCTTAGGGTCGCTGCTCGCTGTAACATCATGGCTAAAATAATAGGATTGGTCTTTTGCCATAAATCATCATTCCTCATCTATAAACAAACTATCCTGGGCTCGGTTCCCCATGATAAACTTTACACATTCATCAATTAAGTCTTGCACTGAAATAGCAAATGTACGGTCTGCATACTCTACCGACAACCAATCAGTCTTGAATTT